GCAGAAACCGAAGGGGGCTCCACCAAACCGCGCGAGGGCGGCTCGGCGGTAGCTATCGATCATCCACAGCAAGCGAGTCACAGTAATGTCCCACGACGAAGCGTCGAGACCTGCTCCGTTACTTGCACGGTATTCTTCCAACAACCGCAGCATTGCAAGAGCCAACTCGTAGAGACCTTGATCGTGGTGGCCCATGCCGGGACACGCCCCAAAATAGGGGAATGAACCGGAATGGGTTTCCTGATTCTGGTAGGTATCAATGTCAGCTTTATTCTGAAAGTTGTGGAAGAACCTCATTACGCACTCGAAGGCTACTGAACAATGCCAGATAACCCTGAGGCGCGCACCGTCCACCTTCTTGTTAAGATGGATTTCGTCTTTCGCGTTGAGCTCCTCCGGGACTATGAGACCTGCGTGAAACAGATCAAGTGGGGTGGAAGCGGCGAAAACGTCATGATTGGTGGCGGTGATGAGCATTATGCGGTAAATGACCGAAAGGACATTGGAGGAACTGGCAATCCAGTCCCCCTTCTTCTTTTCGCCCGTCACGCGGTTCCACGCGCAACCCTTGTCCACTTGCATGCCCTTAAAGACATTGACGAACATGGTACCGAGTGTATCATTCCCATTCCAGACAGGAGCGGGAAGTCCACGCACACGCTCTTGAGCGTGTGGGAAAGAGTAATCTCGGGTACGGGAGCACTTGCGAGCGAACTGGGCGTTGACGGACCTCCGCACGTGTACAGGGCCAGACGCCGCGCAGGCGCCGGTTGGCATGTTACGTATGGGGTCCCAACACTCGTCGGCCCACTGAAGGAACCATCCGTCTTGGACAGGGTGGTGGTGCCAGTCACGGTTGACGCTGTGGGCCTGATATGGCGTAAGGCCAAAGAAGCGGGCGATAGTAGGGTCAATGGGTGATTTGGTCTGCGTGTTCTTGGTACGAGCATCATAGAATATCTGATCCTTCAACATGAGGTGGAAGGTATGAGTGTCAGAGATGTGCCCATCCAAGACGCCGGAAATGCTTGACAGGATCTGCCCAAAGTTTTCGAGGGTGCAATTCTTCCACCCGCCCTCGGTTGAGAGGAGTCGATGAAAGTAAGACTCAAAAGTGTGGAGAGACTCGGGAGAAGCGGGCGGCATAGGAACGCAGGCGTCAGCACGCTCGGGGTAGGAGTTGTTGACGCCGGAATCGGGGTCACCCCTCTCGAGGATGTGAGTTGGCAGGTCGGCCAGGTCCCACAGCATACGATCGTTGTAGTGTTTCCACTCCCGGAGACCGGAAGCGGAGTACCCAACATGTGAACGCGGGTGGCCGCGGGTGAAATCTGGTTGGGTCATGTAGACCCACTCAGGGTGGTTGAGATTGTCGTTGCCGAGGGGTGCGTCCGGAGAGAGCGGAG